ATTATATTCCACTTGAAGACTTTCTCTACATGTTAGATCGACCTTGGGAGATGACTCTAAATGAATATATTCAAAGTACGAAAGATAATCCGGAAGAATGGGAAAGGTATTTGAATGATAATAGCCCACTTGATAGAGGGCTTGATGTGAGACTTGATATGTGACTCTATGGGTAGTGACTCGATAGGACTTAAATAATAAATGACTATTTTTCATCTTTTTTATTTTGCTCTTGTGATGGTGTTTTAATATTTTCTAGCATTATTATTGCTTCTTTTATGGACATACCTGATTTTTTCATAAGTTCGTATAGCTTATCTGGGTCAACTGTTGAATCCATTATTTTTGCTATATATTAATAATATGACTAGTAAGACTCATTTAAAAGTATTTCTTCTTTCTTTTTTAGTTTTTTTATTATTTGGTGTCGACATTATATTTTATCAATTTACTAAATTTGAGAAAATTGTAACAGTAAAATCAAAATATCTTCGAAATAGACAAAATAGAGATCAATATATGTTTATTGACACAGAAAATAACATTTATCATGTAAAAAATAGATCTCTTTCATTGGAATTTGATGAAGCAGAAGATTGGAATTTATTGAAAGATGGTAATAAGTATTTGATAAAGGGCTACAAGTTTAGAGTTCCATTTTTAGGTATGTATCCAACAGTAGTAAGAATAAAATTAAGCGATAAATAGGTTTTAATGTATGAATATCGTGTGGTGTCACCATCAGTCGAATACAATTGTTACATGCTGATGTGTACGTGAAAAGGTTTTTTTTCCTTGACCGCGATTAAATCCATTTTTTTTTGTAAGAGTTTTGTTTTCCGCTTTCATAACGTTTTCTAGTGACTTATAATTTTCACATATGTACTTTATAACACCATTCTCAATTGCCCATCTAAAAAAATTCATTTGTCCAATGGTAGTTACAATCTCTATCCCATAATGTGCAAGTTGTACACGTTCTCTTCTACAAAATGGATCCATCTGCTTTTTTGAATAAGCTTTTAGTTGAGATCTATAGTTAATGTATACATGAAATGTTTTTTGTTGCCAGTCATATTGTGTGTTATTCTGTTTTTAGTATTTTGTTACAAACCAATCAATTAAACGCAACGATATACTAGACTTGTCATGTAATATCTCTACAAATGCCTCCATATTTTGTGGATTTTCATAATACTTTACCAAGGATCCTAATAACAAATTTTGCTTATTATCCATATAGATTGAACACTTTCTGTTGCGTTTAAATCCTTTGAAAAATTACAAGCTTTAAAAACAATATGAGCAAGTTATCATTTTCACCCGGATGTTTAGATAAAGCTGTTGAACTTGCACTTACAACTGACAAGCCACTTTTCTTTGATTATTATCTTCAAAGCCAAAATGGAGATTGTTCAATTAAAAAAACGGAGTCAGACGAACGGATTCTTTACAAATCTCCCGATGAATATACATCTCCTTTATGTAGGCTCTTAAAAATTCAACTCGATGGTATTCCAGATACGAACCATATAATTTGCGAAACAATGAATTCTCTTTATCTCGTACATTCAAATATCTTAAAACAACAATAAATGGATACCAAATGATCTATTAATTTTGTTATGTTTTTATAATAATGAAGTCTACTCAGGGACTTATCATATTGATAACACTTCTCTTCATAATATTGTTTCATGTTTTAATTGTCTTTATGTGCAAGACACGAGGGTGTATTTATGAAAAGTCTTTGGGTGTGGACCAAGGGTCCATGGCGGGGTCCACGATGGGGTCCAAGATGGGGTCCACGATGGGGTCCACGATGGGGTCCAAGATGGGGTCCAATAATGGTTTTGATAATTCGGAAGATACCGATAATTGTCCTTTTAATAAAGAATCTACGGAAGAAGAAGATCTTCTAGAGTGGCTTCAAAACGAAGGAGATTCCATATACGCAAGTGTCGGTAATTTTTCCGGAACTGTTGATAATGTCATGTGTACACCTGTAGTATCAACGGAATTGCCATCACAACACCCATTACAAAAACGCATCGACTCTTCAATTATTCTACCTGAAATAAAACAGGAAACAGCACAAAATAATAATAATGTTACCTCTTGGAATAATTCTGTATCTTATGCTCCTATACTATAAAAACGACTTATAAATAATGGTGTATACTTATCCGGATATTGAAAGTGGAACTTTTCATTCAGAAATATACAAAAAAGAAGAGATAACAGAAAATAAAGCCCTTGCTGTTACAGAAGAATACGAAGTTCAGTCTGAAAAACTATGTAATATTAAATTTTCCAAAGACCAAGATCTTCTTCCTCAACAAAAACTACTAGGTAACTATCTTGCCCCAAATACACCATATAATGGATTACTCGTATTTCATGGAACCGGTGTGGGTAAGACATGTACCGCTATTACAATCGCCGAAAAGTATAAGACATATCTAAAAAGAGATGGGAAGAAAGTTATAGTAATTTGTAGTTCGGATATTATGAAAAACTTTAAGCAAGAAATCATATCCCCTCCAAATGCCTTTCCTTGTACCGGAGAGACATATATAAAACAAAAAACACTCAGCATGAATGATTCTGCCTTTAACAGAGCTATTTCAGAACATTATGAATTTAAGACATACTATACATTCGCCCAGGATGTTCTAAATATGATAAAAAAATTTGATTCCAAAGAAGATCAAGATAAGGCAATCCGAGACTATTTTTCCGATTCACTTATAATAATTGACGAGGCACAAAATGTAAGACAACCGCCCGGTGATTCTATTGAGAAAAAGATAAAAAAACAAGATAAACAACAAGATAAACAAAAGAAAGATCCAAAGGTGGTGAAAGTTACTAAAACATCTAAGAAACAAGAATCAAAGAAGATAGTTGAAGTTTTGGAACGGGTGACAGAGCAAGCTTACAATCTAAAACTCGTATTACTTACAGCGACACCCATGTATGATTCTGCAAACGAGATAATATGGATGTTGAATCTGATTCAGAGAGTATATAAACACCCCCTTATCCCTAGTAATGTACTTGATTCGAAAGGGAATTTCAATAAAGAAACGCAGACAGCGTTCAAAAAGGCAATTCAAGGAAAGGTATCATTCCTAAAAGGCGAGAATCCATATACATTCCCATTTCGTTTATATGATACGAACGCGATGAAGGATTTTCCTCTCGTTGAACTCGATGGAAAGATAGAAATACCGAAAAACGAACAAATTAGAGATTTGAAACTTACCTCATCTTATATGACCGATGACTATTTTAATCAAGTTACACAAATAGATAGCTCTCTAAGAAGTAACTTTTATTCCTTACAACGCCAGCTCCACAATGTATGCTGGTCCTTTGACCCAAATGAAATACCCAATGATCTTGTAGGAGAATCGGGTCTGAAAAAGTTTTTTAAAATAGAGTCTATGAACTTTACTCTAAAAACAAAAGAAAACCCATTTGATAGTCTAGATAAATACTCTCCTAAGATAAACACTATCGTAAACCTTGTAGAGAGCTCCACGGGCGTCATTATGATTTATTCAAGTCTTATATACTCTGGAATCATACCGGTTGCACTAGCACTTGAAAATCTTGGATACTCTAAATATTCAAAACACGGGGGTAATGCAAGTTTATCGAGTTTTAAGAAAAAAAAATCCAAGGGAAGCTATGTAATGTTCACCTCGGACCCTAGGTTGAGTGGTGACAAACAAAAGCTCATTAAAACACTCAATAGTAAAGAAAATACAGAAGGTCAAATAATTAAAGTAATTCTTATTTCTCCAGTTGGAGGAGAAGGTATCACACTTAAATGTGTAAGAGAAGTTCACCTCCTTGAGCCCCATTTCAATATGAGTGAACAAGAACAGGCTACTGGTCGTGCGATTCGTACGTGTTCTCACATTCAATTACCACTGGAAAAAAGAAACTGTACCGTATACCATCACGTGAATTGTTTTCCTAATAAACATAATAGAGAAAGTGTCGATATACATTTGTATAGAAATGCTGAACTCAAGAATAGAACCATTCTCACAATGAAAGACTTTATACAGAAAAACGCATTTGACTGTGCAATATTAAAAAATATCAACTACTTTTCAAATGATATTATAAAACACCTTCCCATTGTCGATTCACAAAACAAAAAACGAAAATATAGTCGCAGTGATAACGATATATCATGTGTCTTTACACCACCTCAAAATGATACAGGGCGTGACACAGATACATATAGTGTATCAGACTTTACTCAAATATTAATAATTCGCATAATCAAAGACTTATTCCGCATTTATTATGCATATTCACCTTATGACCTTTATTTACGTATCAAAGAAAGAAAGGATGTTTCATCCTCCGCATTTTATAAAAGTATAAATCATCTTGTCTATAGCCGAGAGGTATTCTCAAATGAGTTTGGAGAAAGTGGGGTAATTTCTTACGACGAAAAATACGGTGTTTATATTTTTCAGAGAATCAATAAAAGCATATCGCTACTTTCAACACCACCACCATTTATTCAAAAACACATTAAGATAGCAGATATCCCAATTGATAAACAAGAACGTGAAAAACCCAAATTATCATCCAAAGACTTGGAAAGAGACATGGAAAGTCAATTTGATAAGCTTAAAAATTACTCGGATACATACGAAGTAATTCCTAATTTAGATACCATACTCGCACAAATGGTTATTGACGGAATGTCAAACAACGAACGAATAAAAATTATTACAGAGCATAAGAACAATAAGAAAAACTATAAATTTAATATCGCACTCGAATCTTATATCAATAACCAATCAATAATCTCCATAAAGTCGAGTGGGAATGGCGAGTATATCAGTAATAGTGGTATAAAAACAAAAATAGAAAAAGATACGAATCCCCCTTTTAAAGTAAATAAGAATTGGAAAATATACGGATATACCCACGTCGATAAACTCGGTACATCTCACTTTCATGTTGTCTTTAAAAAGGATGGTGTCAAACCAAGGGGGTCTAAAGCAAAAAACATTAAAAAAGATGTTACGATTGACATTATCAATCAGTTGTTAGGAAAGACAAAATACATTCTCGATTTATCCCAAAAACACAAGAGAAAGATTGGAGACTCATTTAATGCCGAGAATAGAAATGTTGAATATCTATGTTCTGAGTTAGAAGTCATACTAAGATATTTTGATTCGCTAAAAAAAGACGATAGAAAGTGGTTCTATTCGTCTTATGAATACATAATAAATAACCTAGATAGCGTACTTAAAGTTAATGTCTAACGCTCTTTACAAATATGAATATGCTTTACTTCTAGTTCTTCTCTGATTATTTTGAAAAGTTCTTGTTTTGTGCTCGCATATAATTTGTTTTGTTCTAGTATATAATATCGTTTCTTAGGGTAGTGCTTATTGATAGATATAGTAAGTCTCATTATATATATATACTAAATACGTTATATTTAATCTCTTAAAAACTACGATCTTTCCACGTAACACCACGTGGCTTTGTTGGATTCCCACATACGGGCTCGATGGGTTCACATTTGAGTGGTTCTGGTTTTGTTGGAAGGGGGAGACGTTGATCGATTGGTCTTGGAACACATGGGCGATGATTGTCTTTTACGACGATTCGATTAGAAATATTATAGTCAAACGGGACGAGTGCTTTTTCTTGAGGATTTAAGCATAGCCATTCCCATCGGTCGAATCCAGTTCCTCTTAGATTACACGCTGGATCAGATAGTCGTGAATCTTCGGCTGGGACGAAGCATTTTTCCCAGTGTGTTAAGTTCTTTCCACACATTCCTTTTGGAACATCACCACCTTGTTTTTTAGAGGATACAAAGCTTTCTTTAATATTCTGATCACTACACTTGGATTTTGGACAATCTTCATATTTTGTCTTTGAGAGCCATCCACATTTACCACAAGTACCATTCCATTGTTTTTTACAACATTTAGAGGACTTGCGAGTAATGTTCAAGAGCTCTGAACTCGTATCAACTAAAGGAATCGAACGATCGATGCTATTTCCAGCCTTTTGTAAACGGACAGTAGGGGGGTACGGATAACAATAATCGCAGTCAATTGGCGGTGTCCCCAACTGGTAGTTTCCTGGTCCTGTTGATTCGAATAATGTTTGCTTATATTGACACATGTCGTAATTCAAACGACTGAAACTCATATTAAATTAATTCATATTTTTTTCAAGCAAAATTCATTTTGTGGGCAGGAGGCAAGCATTTAGGGAGGTCCAAGGCTGGTGGAAGTGGAACTGGGTCGTATCTAATCATTTGACATGGTTGCAAATGTTTCATTTCGGTATTAATTCGAAGTTCGTTCTTGAATGGGGATTTTGGATAAAAGATATCTTTACTTACTGGACCAGGCTCAGAACCACCCTGTGAATTCCATTGAAATTTCTTAGATGGGCATTTTGTGTTTAGACGTGTTTGTCCGCGAAGATCATTTTCCAAGTCGACTAAATTGCCTTTAATTTGACTCACTTCGTTTCCACCTACAACACCCAGTTCCATTCGACACTTTTTGCAATTTTCAAACTTCATTGGGTCAAGAAGATAACTAAGCATGTTCGTTCCTTGAGTGAGCTCGGCTTTATAAGCACAGGTATCATATCTCAAACGATTTGAACTCATTAATTCTATTACACGATTTTCTTTTTGTTACCAAAATTTCTAATACATATAGTATTCTGGTTCCCACATTGTAGAGTTACACATCTTTGGACTTAGTCTAGATACAATGGACATCTCGTATTGATTATTTCTATCCTTAAATAAACTACATCGTCCTATTTCATCATATAATGTGTCTGGTATAAAATGACTACACGTTTTACATATGTTTATCGCATCACAACATAAGAGACTTGCAATCAATATCCGAAGAAACATTATTATTGATATTAGCAAATATCCTTAATTGACCCCAAATTGACCCCAAATATCCATTTTGGATATTTAAATATATCCGAAGTGTAATTGACAAATGACGATAAATTACGTATGTAAAAGGTGTGGTTATCATACACATATACGTACTAAGTATTTTCAGCATTTAAATAATAAGCGTGTGTGTAAACCAATATTATCTGAGATTGACATAGATACTCTCATAGATGAATTAAATTATTATATAAAAAACAACATCAAAACAGGAATTCAAGTATCAAATGATATTAAAGATTCGCGTGTTTTTTTTAAAACAGAACAACATGCTACAGGTGATGACGAGGTTAAAAAAATGCACGTATGTTTACACTGTGGTAGATTGTTTTCCAAAAATTGTCATCTTCATCGTCATATTAGAGATGTATGTAAAGAACAAAAAAATAGTATTCTCGAAAATACAGTTGTTGAACAACAGCAAACAATTGCAAAACTTCAAGAAGAAAATAAAACACTTGCTAAGCAAAATCAAACAACAAACAACACTAAAAATATAAACTCACATAATAACATTACAAATAACATTACATTGCAAACGTATGGTAACGAAGATTTTGGTTATATTGCACAAGACCTTTTGAGGAGCTTTCAAACGAATCCATATGAGAGTATTCCAAGACTCGTTGGACTCATTCACTTTAATCCGGAGCACCCTGAAAATCACAATGTCAAGTGGGTCAATGTAAATAAAAACTGGCTTCAAGTATATCAAAAGAAAGAAGGATGGGTGAGTCGTGATAAAAAAGACGTTATCCGCGATCTGAATGACCAGGCTTATTTTGCAGTTGATATAGAATATGACCCCACATCTACTACTCTCAGCGATACTCAAAAAAGATACTACGAAAAATTCCGAGACGAATATGATAACGGCATGGAAGAAACTATAAAAAGATTAGAAAAACAAACCGAGAGAATGATTATAGATAAACGGGTCAAAAGATAAATATTACGAGGGGACACCTTTCTTAATATAAACAATAAATTCCTTATTATAAGCTTGTAATTCCTTTACGCATTTTGATATTGTTACTTCAGATGTGTTTGCAATTTTACTGACATCCCCCCTAGATATTGGTAATTTAAGAATATTCACTGCAGTAAAGATAGAGGCGGCTGCTACAGAAACAGGTGTGTTTTGTTTTAGAAGTTGTTTATTATTACACTCATCGCTTATCTTTTTGGATAATTGAAAGAACTCGTCGTTTCCTCTATCCAATTTAGAACAAAAGCGGATGATATAGTCCGATGACTGACAATTATCAAAGTACTGAATAGGAGGTTTTCCAGCGAGTGCCCATAGTTCTGTAAATTTCTTGTTTCCACGAGTTACACATCTTTCTGTGACTTGGAAAATATCCGCAATCTCTTGTGTTGTCCTAGGAACCCTTAGTTTTTTACATGCCATATATAAAGAAGCCGCGATAAGACCTTTTCGAATCTCTCCACGTGATACATGGAGTTCAGATACAATTTTATAAAATTCATGTGCTGTCTTGGAAATATTATTTAGAATACAGCCATTCAAAGAACGTAGAGATATATCTTGAAATATATTATGAAGACATCGTTCTTTATAAGTCATACACCCCCACGAATGAATTTTTTGTGTCCTTCTCATTCCATAATTAGATGAACCGGCTGAAAGAATGGTTGAACTCATTGAACTCTTAGGAAGTAAGTTATTTACAGGTAAACTACATCTAGCAGGATCGGCTTTACCGTCTGCACCAAAGTTTCTCCATTCGGCTTGAATATCAATAGCCGTTTCTAGTATTTCTCCACACCTCTCACACTCATAAATATCAAACCCATGTGTGATTCCCGGTATGTTGCATTTACTACATAGAATGATATCAGTTGGTACAGAAGAATAATCTTCAACAATCCTCTTTATGTCCTTATAATCGCTTATTTGATCACTAAAAGAGTCTATGTAGTCTTCGACTCTATTCATCGTGATCTTTGTTTCACATATACTTCTGTTTTAAATCATTTTTATCAAAAATATCGAAATTAAGTATTATAAAGCCACTGAGCAAGCTCATTTTGTTTATTTGGGATACAAGTATTAGGCATCGTATAGTATTGTCTTTGGGAATTTTTATTACCGAAAATATCATTTGTATTTTGATATAGATTAAACTCAAATGAATCGTTAATTTGTTCTTTCAGACCAGTTTTGTTTTCCTCACAAGCTGGTAGTCGTGTTCTATCATCTGTAGGCAATATATTCATAAATGGGTTGTCAATTGTAGGTTCCTGACAAGGTTTTTCAAAGGAAATAAAGTCCTCGTCTACATCTTTTTTCCATGAAAATAGAAAAAATATTACAACCATAACACAAATAGGAACGAGTAGCATAAAAGGATCACCTCTTATGATAAAAACGAGACAAGATACATATATGATGAGTCTTGTAAGAGCGTTTATCTTTTCTGAATAGGTCATTTCATTCGTCGGTATAAATTCTTTGAGTTTGGTTTCTGTAAATAATACGGAAGGATGTTTTACCCATATTTCAGACATATTAGTCTTTTATTTGTTTTTTTTTACGGTCTTCTAGTTTTGCCAGAAGACGATCTCGAGTAGAAGTTTTTTTTTTGTTGTTTCTCTGATTTCCTTGAAACATATTTTCTAATACTTGAAAATCATCATCTTGACCATTTTGACCATTTTGACCATTTTGACCGGAAATTAGATTCATAGGGTTTACTCCACCAGCATTGAGTCCAGAAAACAATTTTTTCAAATCGGGTGATTGCATCATATTTCTCATCTCACTTGATTGCATGACCGTTTTGAAAGCAGGGTCGTTCGTAACCTTTTTCATCATATCTTGTACCTCTTTCATCATAATATCTTGATTTAATTCTCCTGATTCCATCTTGGATTGGATTTCTTCTGAAACAGTTTGTACCATATCCATTAATTTTCCATCTTTCCCTCCTAGAAGACCCATTATATCTTGTATATTAGGTGGGGTCATATTCGTTTTTTCAGATGGGTCAATATTAAGATCTTTTGCGAGTTTATCCATATCCATCTTTTTTGAAATATCTTCTGCCAATTTACCTATCTGTGTCCCTTTTAAAAAGGACCCATATATATCATCCATCTGATTAGGATCAAACGATGGAGAAGCATTTTGACTTGAAGTCTCGTCATTTATTATATCCATAAAGTCTTTCAAAATTAGGCTTATGCTTTCGTCAACATGTTCATTCATGGAAGATGCCAAAAGAAACAAAGATTGTATATACTTCCAAATCGCATCTTTGTTTTGTTTTGATGCACCCCTAAATAACTCACTTACATCCACTGTGTATACAAAAAATTGTGTATCAAAAAAAACATCGTCCTTCTGAGCTAATAATTTTGCTCTTGGCATAATCTGATGTGTAAACGACTTTATTTCTTCAGATTCTTCATCAGAATTAACCTTAAGTTTATCTGTTATCTCGGGAAAAACAGACTTCATCTCCCCTACAAAATCACCTAGTGTCTTACAAAAACTTTTCTTTAAATCTTCCATAATATATTCTATTTACACATATTATTGCGATTCTTAGACGCAACTTAAAAAATGACGTGTTTTGATCCTTAAGTATCTAAACCCATGTTAGTAAGTTAGAATATACTTTTAGGATTATGCCAAAAATAGAAGGATTCATTTATGATGGTCACTTCTTTGATGACAATCCACAACATAAGATGTTTGACACACCCCCAATAAAAGAAAATAATAACAAAATTAAGTTTTTGGGCAGTGGACCAAGAACTTTCTATGTAAAGGTTAAACCAGAAGATATAATCAAATATGTCCGAAAATAAAGTAGAATTTATAATCAAAAACTCTAGTAATCTCTGGAAAGTATTACAGAAAGATGACGCTTTATCTTCTATGCTCGTTGACATGATTAAATGCGAACAGGCATCCGGTCAGTTATCATTCACCGTACTAAAAAACAATCTAAATACCAAACGGATAGGTTCGTTTGAAACTAATTAAATAATTTTTTTTTTGGCTTCCACCGTTATTATTTTCACTATTATAGAATCTTATGTATAATTCCCCATATAACAGATGCGAATCCGTAATATAGTAGTTACAAAGTCAAAGAGATTTATACGCAAACGAGATACGTTATATCTTCTTCCTTTTTTGATAAATAAGTATCATACATGTCGTCATAAAAGAGTTGAATGACACGAACTTTAAATTCGTTCACTTCCAAACAAAGCTCTTCTTTCAGTGTGTTTACAAGTAAAAAAAGTCTTTGTTTTTGAGAAAACACGATAATTTTTCCTTTATTTCTTACCAAGTCTGGATTGTATCTGATAAATGTCACAGGAAGTCCACCAATACCGTTCACGATTTCATTTAAACGAGCACATTCGCATGAATCCTCATAACTACGATGTTGATTTTCATCCAACTATGCATTTATCTTTGAGTTCAAAGTAAATATCCGGTCTTCTCTTACTACAGCCATTTAGCATCTTTGATGTGTCAAATGTCCAGTGCCAAACAAATGTGTACTCACATATCTAGTTCAAGTAAGTTTTCAACATGTACATTTTTTTTTGATTGACAAATTTGGTCTTCGAGATACTTTATATACGCTTCTTGTGATGTAATTTTGTTTTGCAACTCTGTTAGTTGTATTTGTTGGTTTTTTATCGTTTTTTCTTGATAAATTACTTGAGTATAATAGTTGATTCGATTATCGTTGAGACTCCCGAGCCATTTCTTGTGACGTTGTGTTGTACAATGTTGTTTGAATTGGTTTCTTTTTTCATATATTTTTCCTGTCCGTGCACAGCACGGACAAAGTATTCCGTAGCGAAAGTCAAAAGGTAAGGTGTCTTGGTACATATTGTCTTTGAAAAGTGGCTCGTACAATATTGGATCAACTCGAAGTGCCATATATCCTATTTTTGGTTATCAATATTGCATAAAAAGAAATCATTTTTTACACAACATATTCCGACATCCGACACTTTAGCCGTCTCAATCATGTTTTCTAACTTGTGATCGAAACAGTAAAGCCCCTTTTTGCATTTTGTACTTTTTTTTTAGAGTTCTCTTTTTATGTCTCATGCGTTGTTTTTTACTCAGAGCTCCCATAATAGTTGAAGTATATATATGTTTTGTTCTCAAGATGCCAATGTTTATGTATATGATTATTTATTTTTATTCACACAAACAAATTTACGACATATTGATTTCGTATAAATTGCTCTTAACCACTTTATATGTATGGGGAATGAAGGAAACTCCCATTATAGTCGACCTAAATATGACACCATTTCCTAATATGTATAACTCACAACTGTTCCTTTAATATAGCTGTGAAGGTCGTTATTTTCTTCCCATTCTTATCCATGATACCTCTGTCGACAACAAAGAATTTGCATCCCGGCGGTAAGATAATTTCTTCTTCTTCCAGATCCAGAAACGATGATAATTTACTTACGTAAATACCCTTTGTACCCTTTGGTAATATAAACTTTAATAAACAACAGGATTCATCATCTTCGACAAAGCCTAGAGCCGTTTTTTTATTTAATGTCGTAGATATGAACCTCGTGCTATAATTAAAAGGTAACACATCGCCCTTTTTAGCCATTTTCCAATTCTCAGTGGTTTCACGTGTTTGTGCTCCTCTATAAACCACTGTTTTCCTCACCGAAGGAGAAGACTTTTTTATTATATTATTTAAATTATCAATATGACCTTGTATATTACTTTTACTTCTATCATTGAGTTCATCGATTCCAGTCTTTGTTAGTAAATTATTTATCCATAGTGATTCACCTCCGGTATAGTATATTAAACTCTTCATCTCATCTTCCGTAATGTCAGAGACTTTTAACTCTCTAAAAGCTCCCTTGTGGGATCCCTTTGTATTCTTTTTCCTCGTATTTTTTTCATTTATAGTATTTTTTTGAATGTTATTTCGCGTTTTTTTTCTTGATTTATATACACCCATTACATAAAATCTATAAAATAATACACGCGTATTTGCTATCAAGGTTGTTGAAGGTACAAAAACACTCGTAGTTCACATGTGTTAACTAACGTTAGAGTGTTTTATATATATTATAGATTTCAATAAACTTATCTCGGTCGGAGACGAGTTTACTTCCAGTAGAAGATATATCGCTTTTTCCTTCTGGAGTTATTCTCCTGGAAATGACATATCTTGAGCCTCTTTTTTCCGTTGATTTGTTATACTGAATTCCCATAGGAGGCTTTTTCATGAGCTTGGAAATATCGTCATCTTTGTTGTTGGATTCATCGACTTTTCCAATCGAATCTATTTTTTCCTTGATTTCAGCAAGTTTTTCTTGAATAGTCAGTTTATTTGATTTTGACCCGATAATGGGTTTATCTAGATTCGGATGTTTTTCGACTTTGAAGAATTCTCGATATAAGTTCTTCTCTTTATTGTAACATTCTTTGTAGTAAACTACGTATTTAGGAAGCATATCTTGTGTGATACCATCTGGTAGTGGACGTGCATTATGTTTTCTACTACGTTTTCCTGTATTTGCATTTTGTTCGGACTGGGATGCCCATCTTAGATTTTCACGTCGATTATCCAGTTTATCTCGATTGATATGATCAATGCTATATCCATCACCCGGTTTGGGGATACCCATGCGACTCATAATTATATGGTGGAGATAGACGTTTTCATAGTTGAAATGAGTACGAATATACCCACCTGTATTTTTTACACTATTTCCACCTTTCCAAAAGTACCAAGACTTTACAAGTGAAATTATATAGTCTTTATCTTCAAGTGATATTTTTGAATATATAATTGCACCTTCTTTTCCATAGTTACATTGGAGTTCATAATAATCACTCATAGATGAACTCATATTGTGTTATAATTCATAAATTTCCTTTCATTTTTTTTATTTTTCGTATTTTGTCTTTTAGTTTTTTTTAGTATACTTGAATATATAGTTTATGGATGTATGTCCATGGGGGGCTATTTAGTTGCTATAAGCTAACCCACCCATCCCAGACATGATGCGGAGAACGTTGTAGTTGGTGGCGTAAACACGGACCTTAGCGTCTTTGTCAACAGCTTCCGCGGTTGTGGTGAGCTGAAGGGTGGCGTTGTCAATGCGGGACATGTTGCATGTGCCAGATGGCTGGTGTTCTTCGGGCTTAAGACCGAAGGAGTAGACGTTGACACCCACCTTGGGGACGTTGGTGTGGTGTTGGTAAGGTTGGACAAGGTTGAAGTACTTGCCGAAGCGTTCGGAGAAACGGTCGTGTCCGTTGAGTTGGAGTTTCGCGGATTCGGTGCAGTTGAGACCAGAAGAATCGGTGTAGTCAAACAATTTACCGTCGGTGACGTTTTCATCACGTTGGACAACCCAGACAAGTTCTTTGCATGGGTGGTTGAAGTTGAGTTTGATCTTGTTGGAGGCACTGGAAATGGATTCATCACCTGTAAATTGGAGCTGTTCGATAAGGTATTCGTGTGAAACTTGAGCGAAGCGACGTCTTTCATCTGTGTCAAGATAAATATAATCAACGTATAGAGACGCAGCGTTGAGAGATGGGGTACTTGAGGAGGAGGAGGAGGTACTGCTCATGCATTCCGCCGCGGAGCGGAATTCAAGGTTAATCTTGACCTCGTGGTATTGGAGGGCAATAAGAGGAAGGGCGAGACCTGGGTTGCGGCAGAACCAGAATTCGAGAGGGATGTAAAGGTCGGTTTCACCGTTAACGGTCTTACCAACCATGGTTTCGTAACCAGCCTTCTTGCCCGCAGATTGGGTGAGTTCGTTCCAGATGTGCATCCAGTCACCGTAGTGCTTGTCAACACGCTGACCACCGATTTCTACTTCGACGTTCTTGATGAGAGCGTGTCCGAGCCATTCAACCCAGGCACTAGTGTCCGTAGTGTCCGTAGTGTCCGTAGTGTCCGTAGTGTCCGTAAGGGCAGGGACAGTAACTTGGAGGTAAACGCGGTGCATGAGGTCACCATTGCGGGAGACAGTGCATGTTACGCGTTTGCCAAAGTCCGCGGAACCATTGAAAGTTTGTTCAATGGATTCCATGGAGAAGTTGGTGTGGCGGCGGTAAACGACCTTGAAGAAGGTAATTTGTGGGTTACCAGTAAGGTAAATGTCTTGGGCACAGTAAGCTACAAGTTGCATCAATCCTCCACCCATCTTGTATACCTTATAGAAAATAAAAAAAATTTGAATTTTATTCCGCATCAAATTAAAACCACACTTGACTTTTTCAC